TATCGTTCAAATGCCGCAGATACGCTATCTGAATATTGTTGATTTTCGGGGCGTTAGGCTGCACAAACCGTTCCATAAAGGACAATTAAAGGACAAAGAACCAAAATGGTGTTCAAATGGGACACCGCTCTATCATGCTGTTTACTTCATAGCCTTCGCCAGCTTCTTCACCAGCTCCACACCATACTCATAATCGAGCAGGTACTGCATGGTCTTGTCGCTGAGGCCGGCCGCCTGCTGCACCTTAGTAATTGCCGCCTGCGTTTCGGTATCTGTTTCCGGTTCGGCCGGCTTGGTCGATGCCGCAGTGTCATACTTGATGCCGAGCGTATCGAGGATACCCTTGGCGTACGCTACGCCGAACGCCTGCTGCTTTTCCTTGGTGCCCGCCTGTGCTGCATCAGCCTTGGTGTCAACGAATACACCCTCGCAGATGACCGCTGGGCACTTGGTGTCGCGCACGAAAGCGTAGTAATCGCCACGCTGGCCCTGTCTGGTCTTGCAGCCGCGGCTGTTCTGGCCGATCTTGATAACCTGCTTCTCAATGTTCTGCGCGAGCATCTTGCCGGTGCCGCCGTGGATGGTATAGAATACCTCAAAGCCGTCACCGCCGCCGGAGTTGTTGTGCACGTCAATAGCCAGATCAGGGTTGTACGCATTGCATTCGCGCACTTCCTCATTGATGGGGTCCTCCTCGTCCTTGGTGCGGCTCATGCGCACCTCAACGCCGTGCGCGGTCAGATAGTCACGGCACGCCAGTGCCATCACGAGGTTTGCTTCCTTTTCGACAATGTAGCCGACCGCGCCGGAATCAGAACCGCCGTGGCCGACACCGATAAACACCTTCTTGCTCATCTTGTTCTCCTCCTTCGGAACAGCTGTCTTGTTTTTACGCTTAATGCAGACTACGCTGCACACCGGTCTGCCGTTCGTGCCCTCTTTTTCCGGCGCAAACAGGTAGCCATCCGACACACGATACATGCCGGTGCTGCCGCCTGCGTCCTGTACGAGCAGCAGCTTGACGTCGTAGTGATCGCGGACGTACTGCGCAACTTCCATCTCAGTATGACTTGCCGAAGTCTGCACATGGATATACCGGCCGTCCGTCAGCAGACCGCACATATTTCGGCTGCGCCGGTCGGACTTGCCGAGAGATCCGTTCACCTTGCCGTCCTTGATTGCCAGCTTCCAGCCAGAAACAACATTCTCTGAGCCGAGGCTCAGCCGTTCGGCCGTACCGCCATAGCCGCAGACCTTGCCCTTGGCCTTGAGGTACTGCAAGGTTCGGCCCTTGATAATGCCGTAGCGGTCGCTGCCCTGCCCTGTCATATTGAACAGTGCGAGGTTATACACCACGTCTGCTTTTTCTTCAGTCGCCCACTGCTTCAGGCTCTTCGCAGGCTTGGACGCAGCAGCGTAGGGTGCTGCTGCGAACCAGATATCATACTGCTTTCTGTCGTAAATGTCACAACGAATGCTCATCTGCATTCTCCTTTCATCTACTTGAAAGAAACTTTCAAGTCCATTTTACTCCGCTGAGGGCGCAGTGTAGCCCTTTGCCCGTGCGCTATCAGAAATGCCGGAAGTGGTCGGGTCATTCAGCGCACTCCAGATATTGCTTGCCACCAGAAACAGGCAGTACGGATTGCTGAACGCGCCGGTAATAACGTTCCACAGCCCTGCCCACGTGGTCATATCCGCAGCGGTCAGACCGCTGTACGCCAGCACGGTCGCCAGCGCGCCGGTAAGTACCTGCACCCAGAATACCGGGTTCTTGATTCTGATTTTCCAGTTCATGTTTGTCCTCCTATCTCGTGATATGGTCGATACCGATACCCTCTAAAAACTGCTCATAGTCGCGTTGTGTTTTCTGGATGGCCGCCAGCCCCTGCTCGACCTCGCCATTACAGTGACCGCGTTTGAGTGCCATCGCTACACCGACCGTCAGTTTGCAGTTCGCGTCAATCATCGCCAGCTGCAGACGGCCTTCTTTGGCACGCTGCTCAGCGCGACGATTGATGCGCTCCTGCTCCTCCTTCTCACGCTTCTCGCGCTTAGACGCCTGCGAGGCGATCACCGCACAGACGATCGCGCAGAAACCGGTGAGCGCGGCGCAAATCACTTCTGTCATGCCGTGTACTCCTCGCCCGTGATGGTCTTGTACTCCTCCGCCGTCAGCACTTCCGGCACAGACGCATGCACCTGTGCTTTGGTCAGCTTGCCGTGCCTGTACAGCGTGTAGATTGCCTTTACCTTCGGTTTCATGCCTCGTCACCTCCCAGCAGCATTTCATAGGCGTCCTCGAGATCTGTCGGTTTGCCCATCTTGATCGTCACCGTGCCGTCGCGGTGGTCGGTAATGTCGCCCGAGAGCGAGTAAGCGCTGTTGTCCCACTCATTTTCGTTCTCTGTGCCGCTCCCGTCCGGCGCAGGCGTGCGCTGCACAATGCTCCACGGTGTGCCGTCCGGCAGCAGCGCCGCTGCCTCGTCGTGAGACATAGTGAGGGTGATGCTCTTGCTCTCGCGACCGTCCCACGTGTTATCACCAACACGTCCAACGATTGTGGCAGGATACATTTTTTCATCAACTCTAATATACGTCATTGCATATCCCTCCTTATTCTAACCATACTTTTTTGATTGCTATCTCGCTACTTCCGCCATAACCGCTGTGTTGAACCATAAACCCAACAAAAGCCATACCAGCCCCGCTGATATCGAGTGATAGCGTGCCAGCTACAGTCTCTCCAGACGACACAAAACGAAGACGCCTGTACGTATCATCAAACATTCTCTTGCCAAGCCAAACATCAAGATATAGCCATTGCTGTAAATTTTGCGATAAACTGCTTGTCCTAAGTTCAGCTTTTAACGTAGAATATGCAGATAAATCCACCATACTATTGGTGCCGAAAAAAGCAAACACATCATTGTAATTTGATATATTATCGTAGATGTATATCTCATCTGTCTTTTTATCGATTTGAAATGTCCCCATTTGGAACTTAGATATATCTGCAGGTTGAGTGAAATCAGTAATATTATTCCAACCACCAGTAATCGCTGCATATTCGTTTCCTTGATCGTACAAATATAATTTCTGCGCAATTGAGATATCATACCCTGTACCGTTAATCAAGGTACGCCCTTTTTGAATGGCATACCTTGTACCTTCAATGAGTACACTTCCACTTTTGATGTCATAGGCGGTACCGTTTATTAATGTACGGTTTGACATTGCGACGCCTCCTCAAATATACTTCCACATGATTGTACCATTGATTGTGGGAGTACTATCATATGAGAGAATATAACTAGGACGGAGGCTAATGTCATTTGGGTCAACAGCCCCCGATGTTCGAACAACCCCTACTTTACTAAAGGTTCCGGTGGCATCAACACTCAATATTTCCCTCCAGTCATACCAATTATCATCACGCCTTGTTCTAGTGTAGATTTTTTGGGACCGCACATCAAATGCTGTTTGTCTAATCCAAGCGCTGTGATGGTAAAGGACTTCAATGAAAAAGTGTGTATCGCCACTACTACCATACGGGGTATTTGTATTGATTCCCTGGCATTGATAAATGCCCGTTTCTGTAAGGTCATTAAAATCAGTGCCCGTCGACCATGGCTTAATCGGTAATGCTCCCACCTGCTCCGCCGTTACCTCGTGCGGATTGGACTTGTTCAACGTGTGAGTACCAAGGACTTCGTCAATTTTATCCCAGTTGTCGTTGAGCGCCGACTTGATGTTGAACGTCTGCGCGCCGTCCTTATCCGGCTCGTATTTGAAAAGCTCGAGCAGCTTTGTTTTCAAACTCATTTTCTCACCTTCTAAAACGCAAAATCATGCATCGTGTGCCCCTGCAGCTCATCGAGCGTCATCCCGTCGACCTCGCGCACGAGCAGATAGCGGTACAGATACTCGGTCTCAAGATGGCACGGAATCGTGTGCTCGATGGCATCCTGCAAAGCCGCGAGCGCTGCCGCCTCCGGCACGCCATACGCGCCGACAAACGTCAGCACGATCACGCCCTCGGCAAAGCCGACGGAGATCTCGCCGTTCTTCCACGAGTCGCACACGCGCTGGATGAGCTCCACGTCGCACTTGCCCGCGGCGCGCCACCGTGCAATCAGCGCTGTGCGGCGCTCCTCCAGCGTGCCGGTCGAGGCCAGTCCGGCGTCGCGCTCCTCAATGGCAAGCGCCCA